TTTTTTTATTTATCACGATTGACGGAACGTCTTTAATCAACTCCAAACACGCAAACAGCTCCGCAACTTTGCGTATCCATTCGTCGTTGATTTTTAGCTTGATCTCATCGACTGACGCGTTTTTGTAGTTTCCGACGAGTCGGTTGTATTCCGCGTCCGCAATTTCTTGTTTTGTCTTTTTCTTTTTCATTTTTGCAACCCCTTGAAAACATTTCAAAACTTTTTCCAAAAAAAGTCAAATTTTTGCCGTGTGTGCGGACGATTTGGGCGCGGGAGTCTTTGCCGCCTTCTTCAAAATTTTGAGGGTGGGGGGGGTGAGCGCACTCACTCCGAATACCGCTCCCAATACGAATTTATCCACCCGATAACGGCGTCGCGCACCGATGATCGGGCAATATCCTCGCAAGCACGTTTAATACATTCGTCTTTTGTTGTGGATATGTGGATAAGTTCCGCATTATACTCTGCCGCGATCCTTTCGCGTTCGTACTTATCTGGATAACCGCCGATGATATATGCGTCTTGCCACTTTCGGCGCGGCGTTGCTGTTCGTATCTCGTCCAAAAGCATATCGCGTATATTAAACGCCGTCCGTTTTGTTGCGTCGGGTTTGTCGTATAAACCGCATACGCATATCGCTCGATGTATCGCGTCAAGGTCAACGACTATATCGTTTCTTGTCGCAACCGCCTTTACGTATGTTGTTTTTCCCGCACACGGAGATCCGTACACGATGTATACGTGTTTCTCGCCGACAACATTGCCGAAACGTCTATGTGCCTCGTTGTGGCAAGCGTGGCATAATACTTCGATGTTGTCGGGGTTCAACGTTATGTTTGCGTCATCGATATTGTCGAGCGTCAATTCGATTTTGTGGTGTGGTCGAAGTTCCGACATATCGTACACCTTCCCGCAATTTGCGCATACGCCGCCGCTTGCGATTTTGCAACGTTGTGCGAGTGATAAATAATCTTTTCGGCAATAAAATGCGTGGATAGGATCGAGAGCCATTATAAACCCTCCGTGTCGTTCGGGTTCAATTTGCCTTGTTCTGCAAGTTCCAACGCCTTTTTGCGCATTTCGATCGCGTGCGGATCGCGGGCAAATTCTTCGGGAAAACGATTGATCAATAAAAATTCCAACATACCCGCGTCGGGTTTTGCATAGTGCTTTATTTTTACCGTTTTAGATCCGTTCACGTTGCCGAGTTTGTCAAAATACGTTTCCGTTTTTTCTTCCTCGTATTCGTACCCCATAGCGACTTTGTATGACTGATTTACCAAGTCCGTTTTTAATTCTCTTTTTGCCTTTAATAGCGTTTCGGAAAATTCGGGGTGCTGTTGCTTGTATTTTGCCCACGAAGTTTTACCTACATCGTAGTATTCCGCCAACTGTCCTTCCGTCACGCCGCAACGGTGGTATTTTGCGATCTCCGACAAATAAGGTTTCACCTTATTGTCGTACTCGTCTTTTTGCCCGCGTTTGGTGGTCTGTTTTTTGGCGTAAATTTCCCCCTTTTCATTGTCCGATGACGTCAATAAAATAACCTTTTCGGACGTTGTTTTTTTGGTGGTTTTTTTGGTTGCTTTTTTGTTTGACTGTTTCGGCATTGTTTTACACCCCCGTTTCGTCATTTATCAACGTTTTGCAAACCACCCAAAACGGGAAAATCGCAATCGCAATAATCAACGGAATACAACAACCGATCCACGACATCTCGGACGCCCCGCAAATGCGGACGATCAAAAATATTCCCGAAAGCGGAACGCAAAAAATCATTATGACCGATAAAATTAAATACGCGATATTTATTGCTTTTTTAAACACTTTTTGCCTCCTACTTTTTTGATACTTAGAATTACCCACCCGTCCATTAAACCAATAAAGTCCTTCAAGACGTGCGTTATTGTAACTGCAATCTGCTGTCCTGTATATTGCCCGTCTTTCCATTCGCGCAATATCAACATATCGCCGACGGCGTAATTTCTGTCGTCAAAACGTAATTCGTGTGTTTTTACGCCTTTTTTTACAACCTCGTAATATTCGGGTAAAATTTTTAATTCGTGTATTTGTGCCATTGCGCGCCTCCGATGACAAATAATTTTTCCGTTCGTTCGATGTTTTGACGGTTGTTCAAATGCGTTTTTGTTTTCTTCTCCCAAACGCAACAAAAATCGTTTGGCGCGGCGTATTCCGACACGAAAACGATATGACCGTTTTTCGCCTGTTTCCTACACCAATCAAAAAACTCCGCCGTATTGAATTTGTCGGCATATCCGATCCCGCCGTCATACGGTGGATCGCAATAAATCAAAACTCGTTCCGCTTGCGGAAAGCGTAAATGCCGATAATCGCAATTCCCGATTAAAATTCCTTTAAGGTTCGGCAACTGCCGCTCAAAGTTCCGCTTTGCTTCTTCAAAATAGTTTCTTTCGCGCCCGTCTTTCGTCTTTGCGGTTGCGCCATAACAACCACCGTAAACGCGGGCATTATACGATCCGAAAAGCAACACCGCGCCGCGATACCACGTTTGATATTTTTGCGGATTGTCGCGTACATCGTAGTATTCTTTGCGTGTCGGCGTTTTTAGGACGTCAAGCAACGTTGGATCGTTTCGGCAACATTCCACGAGTTCCGTTACAAGCACGTCAATATCGTTTCCGAGCCTGTTTTCACATTCGATTTTGTCGATTATATTAAACCCGCCGACAAACGGCTCAACGTAGTACTTTATGCCGTTTTCGTTTATGTATTCTTGCAAAACGGGTATAATATCTTTCGCAATTTTGGTTTTGCTCCCTATGTATTTCATTCGGTTTTCCTCCCTGTTTTAAGTCGTAATTTTGCGTATATGTACGCCCCCGATACAATATCGCTTGTCTTGAAAAAGAAAGACGTCAACGTGTAGGCGTTTTTGTACATTTCCTCAAATGCTATTTTTGCGGGCGTGTCGCCGCTTATAATCTTTTTGACGCGCTTTCGCGATATTTTGCAATCCGATACGGTAATTTGCGGCTTTTTTAAATTCTTCGAGCAAATATATCGTTTTGTCCCGCGGGGATCTTTCGTGATGTATCTTGCAAGTCCTTCGTATCCGCTCTCATCTGCTTGCAAACGTCGTGTTTGCGTCCTTGCGCCGTTTCGCCATAAACGCTCCGCCACGTCGCGATCGGGAAAATTCAAGACGATGTGATGATGTACGCGTTTTTTGCCTTTACTTGCGTCATCTTCAAATTCCGTAACGTAAACGTACTTCAAGGGCGGGTAATTGTGCTTTTCCGCGTAATACTTCAATCGACGGATAAACTTTGACATTTCCTTCTGTGCGAGTTCCACCGTTGCGGGGAGCTTTTTCGTTTCGTATGTAAATGTTCCCCAAATATCCGCGTCGGTAAAGTTCGCATTGATGAGTCGGATAACGTTTTTCGTTGCATTTCTTTCATTCAATCTTTTTTGCGCGGGGCGGCTTTCTTTCGCTTTCCGCGCTCGCGATGTTTGCGCCGATGTATTCCACACGGGATATATTTCACATTCGAGTATATTGCCGCTCTTGATCGTTTTCGTTCTGTATTTGATGATGTGCCGATCTTCGAGAAGTTGCAAGCGATCCTCGGTTGCTTCTTCCGAAAATATGTCCTCTAAATCATACTCTCTGTCGGGTAGTGTATATTTTTTCATTTAGCGCCCCTCGCGTTCTTTCTCTCGTCGGTAAGATAATACTTCCATTACAAGCCCGAAAGACACTCTAAATGTCTTTAAAATGATTGACTTTCCCCGCCCCGTATGGTATAATATATACGGTTTGGTTGATACATTTCGCGTCAATCTGCAAGCCGCCGTCGAGTGCCTTTCGCGGCGGCTTTCTTTATGCCTTTTTTGCTTCTTTTACTCGTCGGCATTACCGCCGCCGAGTTCTTTTATTTTTGCGTCAAGATCAAAAACAGCTTGACGCACGAAGTCCGTTTTGCTCGCGTATCCGAGTTTCGACAACGCGTCTTTATCGAAAACGCGGTCGGCTATGTCGCGCGGGATCTCCACCGTTAAATTGTAAATATTTTTCGGGTGGTGGTGCGCGCGGGCGGACGATCCATTTTCTATGAGGGAAGTTTCCGCGCTCAACAAACGTTTGTCGAGCGTTATTTCCTCGATTTCGTATAAATCGGCGGGAGTACAATGCAAGGTGTCACAAATTGCCGCCAACACGGCGGGTGTCGGTAACACAATGTCGCCGACGATCCGATCCACCGCGGGACGGTCGATTTTAGGATCGACACGCCTTGCCGCCGTCAATATATTTTGCGGGCGGATACCTCGACGAAACATAATTTGCCTTATTTTCGACATTTCATTGCCTCCTTCTTCGCTTGCATTTCAAACGATTTGATCGCAAATACGCGGGCAACGTCATGTATGACATTTTCCTCGCTTTGCGTCATTCCGCTTGCTTTTATAGCCTCCGACGTTTTAATGTATATAGGCGTGGCGGGCAAAAAATCGCCCGTCGGCGTTCGCAATGCCGTCACGCCGATTTGTATGTATTCCATAGCCTTGTCCCTTTTTGTCTATCGTCAAATTTCAACGCGTGCGCCGTCCGAATAGGAAACGGACACGACGAGCGCACCCTTCGAGTTTTTCGACATTTTTATTTTTACGCTATAAAGCGCGATGTTTGCGCTTCCGACTTGATCGTCAAGCACGGCGATCCCGCAATCGTTCAATAGGGCAATCATGCGATCGGGAAGTTCCACATTGCGATCCATGCAATAAGACGCAACGTTGTTGATTTCGGCGTTTAATTTTCTTATGTCCTTTTCGCGCTGTTGTTCGCGTTCTTTCGCGCGGCGATATTCAAACCCCTTTAAACACGTACAACTCATCGTTGCCGCCTCGTCCGCCGCCTCTTGACTTATATATTGTTTGATCGGCATGCTTTGGTAGCCGCAAAAACGGCATTTCGGATAAAACATTTTTTCCTCTAAATCAGACGCCGCGT